AAAGCTCCTGCTGCAATATTTAGATTTATACGCGATTTTGAAGTTGAACAAGATAGACTAACACTTAAAGAAGTTAATGAAATATATCCTGGAGTAAAAACTGTTGGTGCTGTTGCAAACCCATGGGGAAGAGCATTATGGGCTTATAACATAACAGTAAATCCACCCAAAGGATATCCAGGAGTAGATGAAGTTTCAAAGTATTTTAAAAACATAGACTTTACTTCGTTTGACGCATATTTAAATAGTATGGAACAATGCGAGTTGCTAGATACTAAAACGCATCCTACTACTCCGCAATCTACATGGCTTAGTCACGATAACATACAAGTTGATTATTTACTTCGTGTAGAACACTTAGATGAAGACTTTAAACCGTTGCAGCAATATTTTGAATCAGACATACCGTTAGATGTAGATAATTTTACAATTGATTATAAGCAACATTATACATCAACAACTAAAAATATTATTGAGAAGTACTTTAAAGAAGATATTGACAGATTTGGATATGAATTTTAATGTATGATATAGTATTCATAAGTTATGATGAGTCTAGTGCAGATACTAACTATGCTGCTCTTAAAGCTAGATTTCCTATGGCCAAACGTGTGCATGGTGTTAAAGGAATACATCAAGCACATATAAAAGCAGCAAAGAAATGCTTTACTAAGATGTTTTGGATTGTAGATGCCGACGCAGTTATCATGGACAACTTTAACTTTGACTATACTGTGCCTGATCACCAATTAGATCACGTACATGTATGGCGCAGTCAAAATCCTATTAATGGATTAGAATATGGTTACGGAGGAGTAAAGTTATTTCCTCGGCAAATGACAATTGACATGGACACAAGTAAGACTGACATGACTACAAGTATTAGTTCAAAGTTTATTGCTGTAGAAGAAACTGCAAACATTACAGCATTTAATACTGACGCATTTAGTACATGGCGTAGTGCATTCAGGGAATGTGCTAAATTAAGTAGTAAAACAATCTTGAGGCAAAATGATGAAGAAACAGGATATAGACTTTCTACGTGGTGTACAAAAGGGAGTGAGAGAAGCTTTGGGGATTACGCTATTGCTGGTGCTATTGCTGGCAGGGAGTTTGGGATTTCTAATATCAATGATGTTAGCCTTATAAACAATTTTGAGTGGCTGAAGGAGCAATTTTGAGTAATTTTCAAGACATACCTTGGGATAACATTACTGAATTTGGACAGAAGACTCTCCTTAAGAGCCATCTTTTCACAGTTTCGTGGATCTTGGCTAGATTTTGTAATTATAACTGCTCTTATTGCTGGCCTTACGCTAGATCTAGTACCCCAGATCACCAAGAATTAGAATTGTACCTAAGCACACTAGATAGTATCAAAGCACAGGCCCGCGCAAATGGGTACACAGACTTCCATATTAGTTTTAGTGGCGGTGAACCTACTGCATATAAATACTTTGGGAAGGTTATAGACCATTACTGTAGTGATACAGCTCCTGAATACCAAAGTATCCACATGACAACCAATCTAAGCCCGGGAAGCAAATGGTGGAGCAAATGGTTAGAAACTACAAGCAGTCTGCAACGTAGGAGTATTACTGCAAGCTATCACGCAGAGTTTGCAAATGAACAGGAGTTTGGAGATAAGTGTCTTCAATTAATGAATAATAATGTATATATTACGATTAATCAAGTTATGGTTCCAGAAATGTTTGAAGAGCTTTACGAGCGCCTACAGCGATTTGCCGCCAGAGGCATTAATGTCACTGTCAAGCCACAGTCTGATCCTACAGCCTCTCGTGTGGTATCCGGATACACGGAAGATCAAATTAACAGATTGCAAACAGGATTTCCCCAAACAATACCAGACCAATTCAAAAAAATAATACCATTACTGCAAGTAGAGCTAATCGACGATAACGGCAACAAGCATTATGTAGACCAAGCAGAGCGATTTAATTCCTTTGGCTTTAATAAGTTTAAAGGATGGGAATGTAATGCAGGATATCAAGGTTGTGTTATACGTGGCAACGAAGTTAAACGTAGTTATAGTTGTCACGATCAACCACTAGGCACGTTAGACGGCGGATTTGAGCTGTTTAAAGCACCGGCTAAATGTATTACTCCAACATGTGTAAGTAGTGCAGACAGTAAAATACCGAAGAGGAAAGTATGAATAAGTTTGGAATACTAGGATACGGTTACGTTGGCAAAGCAACACATAAAGGGTTGTTAAAAGATGCAAAGGCTATTGTGCATGATATTGTATTTAATACTGAAAGAGAGATTCTAAAAGATGCTCATACAGTATTTGTATGTATACCAACAGCAACACAAGCAGATATTAATATTGTTATTGCTGAAATACAGCAAATACAAGAATTCAATCCTACAGCAACATTTATTATTCGTAGCACATTGCCGTTAGGATCATGCGAACGCATACAAAAAGAAGTTGGCGACATAATCTATATACCAGAGTTTTTAAGAGAACGCTATTGGGACACTGATTGTTTTAAGCGTCCGTTAGTTGTAGGTTGTGATAATGAATTACCTCAATGGTTATTAGATGAAGAAATCAAAGCATGTTCTACTAGCGAAGCAGAATTAGTAAAAATGTATTCAAATAATTTTGCAGTAATGCGTATTGCATTTGCAAACGTATTTTATGATTTAGCAGAAGATGTCGATGCTGACTATAGTAAAGTATTAGATATGTACTTAGACGTACAACAAGACCAAACTTATATGAATGTTCCAGGGCATGACGGCACAAGAGGATTTTCTGGCAAGTGTTTACCTAAGGATTTAGATTTCCTTATTGATACACTTGATCAAAGAGGGATTGACCAAAACTGGTTTAAGCATATTAGAGAGTTAAATAAAAGATGGCAACAAAAGTTTTAGTAACCGGAGCATCTGGTTTGATTGGTAGAGAGCTGTGCAAACAGTTATCTAAAGATTATTATGTAGTTGCTCTTGACAATAATTTTAGATATTCGCATCAGCCTAGCTGTACAGAATATGTAACTGCTAATATTCAAAAATATTTAAGTGAAATTGAAAATGACTTTGATTACATATTTCATATGGCTGCAATCAACGGAACAACATACTTTTACACTATCCCCAACGAACTACTTGAAAATAATATTACAGCAGATTTTGCAGTATTTAATTTTTGTAAGAAAAACATTGATTGTAAATTAATCTATGCGAGCAGTAGCGAAGTAGTTGCAGGGTCGGATATATTTCCTACACCAGAACTTGATAATATTAATATTGAAGATATACACAATCCGCGCTGGAGTTATAGATTAAGCAAAATAGTTAGTGAAAACTATCTAACAAATTCTAGTATTAACAATTTAATAATAAGATTCTTTAATACGTATAGTCCTGCATCAGGTTCAGGACACTTTGTAAGAGATATTTTAAATAAACTTGACAATGGTGATTATTCATTAATTGGTGCAGATGAAACACGTAGCTTTATTAGAGTTGAAGATAGTGTTGATGCATTATTGCATATCTTTAAAACTATATCATACGATATTGTAAACATAGGAAGCAGCGAAGAAATAACAGTACTAGAAGCAGCAAACATTCTTGCTAACCATAAAGGAAAACAAATTAGTTGGAAACGCCTAAGCGGAAATCAAGGCAGTGTTAAGCGTAGACGTCCTGACATTACTAAGTTAAAAAGATATTATCCTGCATTTAATCCAGCAAAGTTTGCAGACTCGGTTAGTGATCTATGAAGGTTGATATACAAGACGTATTATTCTGGATGGATGCAATTCGCAATAGCAAAGACAAACTGCGCACTCTTGAAAGCTTTTGGAAAGGCCAAGTTAATAGTAAAGTTTGGCTAATAGAACATCTACAAAAAATACTTAACGCTCAACAAAGTAAAACAACAGTTGTTATACATGGTGGCTGGAACGGAGTATTATCAAGTTTATTATTTAATAGTAATATTAATGTTAAGCATATTACAAGTGTAGACATAGATCCGTTGTGCGAAGAAATTGCAAATACAATAAATAAACAACGAGAAATAGACGGCAAGTTTACAGCAGTTACCGCAGACATGTGTACACACGTTTATGATGCTCAGGTTATTATTAATACTAGCTGCGAACATATAACACAAAGCCAATACAATCAATGGTTATTAAATGTACCAGAAGATTCTTATATTGTATTGCAAAGTAATAACTTTTTTGAATTAGAAGAACATATTAGGTGTGCTGTTAGTGTAGATGATTTTGTAAAAATGTCCAACATCCAGGTCCTATACAAAGGGGAATTACAAACGCCTAAATACAATAGGTATATGATTATAGGAAAACCTAATGTTTGAATTTAATGATTTAAAAACTATTCACATTGAGCTAACGACAAACTGTCAAGCAAAATGTCCAATGTGTTCAAGAAACATACATGGCGGAATAGAAAATCCTTTACTACGAATAGTACAATGGTCATTAGAAGATTTTAAAACTATTATTAACAAAGAAGTTTTAGACACAATTAACCGTGCGTTTTTCTGCGGCAACTTTGGCGATCCGTTATTAAATGACAAACTTATTGATATGTGCAGACATGTAAAGGACACCAGTCCTAAGACAGCAATAGGTATACATACAAACGGTAGTTTAAGAAATGCAAAATGGTGGACGGCACTAGCAAAAGCATTACCAAGAGATCATTGCGTATACTTTGCATTAGACGGACTAGAAGACACTCACAAATTATATAGAGTTGGCACAGACTGGAATCGTATTATTGAAAATGCAAAAACGTTTATTGCAGCAGGAGGTCGTGCGAACTGGACTTATATTAAATTTAAACACAATGAACACCAAGTTGACGAATGTAGACAAATTGCAAAAGAATTAGGCTTCCAAGATTTTACAGTTAAAAACACATCAAGATTTTTAGTTGAACCTAAGTATGATGTATGGGATAAAAATAAAATTCCACTGTATAGTTTAGAAGCACCATCTGATACTGAAACACATTTTCTACCTAAAGAAGTTATTGACGATTACAAATCAGTATTAGATGAAGCAGAGATAGACTGTCATGTACAAAAAATAAAAGAAATATACATTGATGGGTCTAAAACAGTATTACCATGTTGTTGGTTAGCACAAACGCCAATGACCCATTATGATCCAGCTCATGTTTGCGAAGATGTTATAGATATGTTAAGAGGGCAATACAATAAAATGATAAGTGACTTTGGCGGCATACACAACCTTAAAGCAACAAATGGAATAAAAAATATTATTGATTCTGATATTTGGCAAAACATATGGAAAAAGAAATGGAATGAAGATAAAATGTTAATGTGTGCAAGAACATGCGGAAAGTTTAAAACATATGATATCTCACAACCACAAGATCAATTTATAGAGATTGAAGCACTATGACAAATTCGCACTACGATAAAGAAGATACTAGACTAGGTAAGTTTCAACGTGACTTAGCAACTAAATCAAGTTGCACATTTTGTGTACTACCGTGGATACACTTAGCAACCCGTCCTAATGGCGATATGAGATTATGCTGTACTGCAAATGCAAGCGGCGCAGGAGAAAATCACACTGTTGGATTGATCAAAAACAAAGACGGCAGTCATGCTAACTTTGGAAAAGTTACTCCTATGGAAGCATGGAACAGCGACTTTATGAAAAATGTTCGTACTACTATGCTCGAAGGAAAAATACCAGCAAGTTGTACAGGATGTTTTGATGAAGAATCGCAAGGCATTGTTAGTAAGCGTATTTGGGAAACTGCAACATGGATGCACGATGAAGGTGTTGATATAGAAGAATTAATACATCAAACAGAAGAAGATGGCACTGTTCCTGAACGCTTGCAATACCTAGATTTGCGTTTAGGACATACTTGTAATATTAAATGTGTAATGTGCAGTCCGCATGATTCAAGCAAGTGGGTTGCAGACTGGCAGAAACT